GCGCTGCCGATGCTTTCCCAATGCTGCGGCGACAAGCTCAATCCAGCGAGGCCGCCGAGCACGGCCAAACCGCGAAAGGTGGACGGTTGTTTGAGGTGCGAGAGGAATTTATTCATGGGGGGAGGGAGTTTTAAGTTTTAAGAATTAAGTTTTAAGGGTCGTGCGGCGGGCGCTTCTTGTTGAGGATGGCGTAGAGCGAGGCCACGCCGACCGCGATGCCGACTAGAAGCGAGGCGATGCGGAGCCAGGCTTCTATCTCCGGGAGCAGCGACACCGTAAGCCCCGTCGCCGTAGCGACGAGGCCGGTGAAGGAGGCGGCGGCTTGGTGCGTGTCCATGGTTAGCTCAAGGCGGCTGCGAGCTGGGCTCCGGTGGTGGCGACGGTGCTGCACTGCGCCAAACGGGTTGTCTCGAGCAGATCCGTTTTGCCTTTGATCGCGGTGATGTCGGCGGTCGGAATGTCTCCGGTCGCTGCTGGCGAGGCGGGGAGGAGGTCTGTCTTTGCCTTGATGGCTGCGAGCTGTGTGCTGTTGCTGTCGATTTCAGCACGGATTGAAGCGGCGCTTGGCACGGTTGGCGCGTTGGTCAAAGTATCGACCGTGCCGCCAGTGATCGTGCGGGCGGCGTGGCTCCAGATGTCGCTCGGCGTGACAGATGCTGGTGCGTTGGTGAGCGTGTCCACCGTGCCGCCAGTAATTTCGCGGGAGGCAGCAGACCAGACGGCGCTGGCGATTTCAGCCTCCGTTGGCACATCGGGCGCGTTGGTGAGGGTGGTGACGGTTGCCAGCGTGCCGTTGGGGGCGAGCCTGCTTGAAACGGAGGCATCGAGGTTGTCCAGAGCGCCAGCGCGGGCGGTGGTGAGGCCCTGCGCCGTGAGGGCGGATTGGACATCGGCGGTAGTAAGGACTGCGGTGCCAAAGCCTGCATCTACGGGGACTCCCATACTAACCGACCCTGCGGCCGGGACTGCGCATGAGCCTGTGAGCGCACCCGAAGCGTAGCTCACGCCGCTACGCACATCGGTCGCGGCTGGCATTTGCCCTTGGGTGGCATCGACTAAAGTTTTTACTCCAGTCCCCGTGTAAAATCTTGCAATGTTTGTAGACGCTGGAGCCAAGCGGATTGCACCATTTGTTGGAGGCGCGCCAAGCGCCCCCCACTCCAACTCTTGCACGATAGTTATTGATCCTTGAACTGCATTATCCACAGCGGGAACAAGCGATTGGTTTACTGAACCGGGTCCATAGCCATTTCCAACAGCTCTTGTCACGCTGATAGTTGCCGCCGTGCTATTTAGAATTGCCGTCGATGCTGCCGACGCGATTGCTTGACCAGTTACAACTATCGAGCCAGCGTTTCCAGTGAAATTTCTTGCGCCATAACTTGTTCCTGTCGATCCACCTGTTATATTTCCAATCACTTGTGCATTCCCTAAAGTAACTCGCAACCCTTCTCCACCATTGCCGCCGATAATATTCCCTGTGATGTTTGCTTGGCCGCCGCCGGAAACAAAAACTCCTCTGGCTGTAGTCGTTGTGCCTCCAGTAATGAGTCCTGATGTTATGTTTAAAGTTCCGGAGGCGGAGATAATAATTGCATCGGCACTCCCGATCGTTCCGGCATTAGCATTCCCGACAAAATTTGCAACTGCTGGGGCGGCTGCTGAAAAAGTCACGCAAGCTGATGCGGCTGATCCGGCGATTGCATTTGCTGTAAGTGTAATACCACTATTTAATGTAAATGTTCCTCCCGCTGTCGCCCCTCCGAGAGTGTCATTACGAACTTGACCTGATGCACCGAGGTTAGTGTCCACATTGATGGTGATGGCAAAGGAATTGGCCATGAGGACATCTCCAGCGGCGAATGTGACAGCCGATGCCGTTCCGGCGGGAGCGGTCGCCCAGACATCGGCGGCGTTGATGTTTCCTGCCTTGCGGGCGTAATAGGTTGGCATGGCTTAGAGTCCTTTCGCGCTGAGGTAGGCTTGGAGGGCAGCTTGGATCGCGCCGATGGCTTGCTGCTCTTCGGCGCTGGCTTGAGAGAGCGAGCCGAGGACGACCGCTTTGCGGTGTTCCAGACCGGCCTGCTCGACCACTCCGTTTTCAATCCGTGTGGGTATCAGAGACATGGCGACATTCGCGTCTGGCTGGCCGGTTTCCGGTTTGTAAAATCCGGTGATGGCGAGGTTGAGCGAGTAGCGGTCGTATTGTTTGCCGTCGATTTGGAGTGGTGTGGATGCTGTCATGGTGGTGGGTTTTTTGAGGTTTAGGAAAATTGGAGAGCCTTGGAAGACCACGCGCCGGTGGCGGATTGCTCCGAGACGACATCGCCTGCGGCATTGGTGGTGATTTTGTAGATGGTCCAGGATGGGGCGTCCTCGGCTGGGCCGCTTGAGGGGTAGTCGGCCCAGGCGAGGCGGCCCATGTAGAGGGTGGTGCCGTCGGTGGCGGAGAGTTGCAGGTAGTCGCTGGGGTCGCGGGGGCGGGCGAGGCGGAAGACTTCTCCCAGGTGGTCTTTCGAATACAAGCGCCGGTCGGCGAGGTTCAGCGCAAGTTCTCCCTCGCCGATTTGGAGGGCGGTGGGGACTCGGCCTGGAACCGTGCTGCGGAGGAGCTTGAGGACCGTGGCCATTTGGGAAGTTTTAAGTTTTAAGGATTAAGTTTTAAGCAGTGGCCCCGTGGCGGCGGCGCGGGCTGGAACCGCACCGCCGCTGTGGGGGGAGGGAGCTATTAGAAGCTGCCGCCGTCGAGCTCGATGCCTTCGATGGTGCCGCCAGTGATGGCGACATTGTTGGCATTCTGCGTGGACATGGTGCCGAGTCCTGCTGCGGTGGTCTCCAAAGTGGAGACGCGGCCAGTCAAGGCTGTCGCGGCGGATTCGATGGCAGCAATGTCGGACTCCACCTCGTCGAGGCGGGCGTCGGCGGAGGCACCTTCGAGCGCGACCACTCGGCTATCGAGGGCGCTGATGGCCGAAGCACGGGTGCTGGCCTCGCTGTCGATATTGTTCTGGAGGGTGGTGTCAGCCGCTTGGCGGGCCGATGTCTCGCTGGAGAGATTGCCTGCAACGGTGTTGATGTTGCCCTGGAGGGTGGTGTCGGCGGCGGCACGGTCGAGGAGCTCCTGAGCGAGACCGGCGGCGATGACGCCTTCGGCTGCGGTGGCGCGGTTGACCTCGGCGGTCAGGGCGCTGGAGGCGCTGTTGGCGAGGCTGGTGATGGCTCCGTTGAGGTTGCTGTCGGCGGCCTCGAAGGCGGCGACCACTTCCGTCAACGAATCGAGCGAGCCCTGCGTTGTGTTCGAGAGAACATTGTCAATGCGAACGCCGAGGGCGGCTTCCGCTGCGGTGGCGCGGGAGGTTTCCGAGCTGATGCTGGAGTTCAGCGTGGAGACTTCCGAGGCGAGGTCGGAGTTCGTGGCGAAGTGGCCTTCACCGGCGAGGACTTTGATTTGGTCGTCAAGACCGATCCAAAGTTTGTTGTCTACTTTTGAATAGGCCAACTCACCTACAGCAAGACTGGAGGGAGCGCCTGAGGCACCGGTTAAGCGGCGTTTGATGCGAAGGGTATTTGGCATGATGTTTTGGGGGTATTTGGGGTTGTTACTGCGGGGGTTGCCTAAAACTCACCCCCGTCCGTGTCGGACGAGATGGGTTTGTAGGAAAGTGTGTCCGGATCCCAACGGTGGGGGATGTTGGTATCTGCGGGAAAGTAGATGCGGGCTACGACGCCGGGGTTTGGGAAATCTTCGAGGGTCGGGAAGGCTTGCACATCGTCAAAGTCGTCTGGAATCATCGCGCCGGAGATTTGGCCCGAGGAGTCGAGCTGGGGCAGAGCGATGTTTTGCGCCGCGCCGGAAAAGGGATTGAAAAAAACCTGCGACATTAAGTGTAGGGCGGGAATTTGATCTCGACGCTGCGGATCTCCGCGTTGTCGGCCGTGGGGGGATTGGCTCCAAAATAGGTATTGACGATTCGGGCTACCGAGGTGCCGCTGAAGGTGAACTCCACATAGTTCGTGTTGTTCGTCGCGGGGGATGTGAAACGAACATTTTCATACTTGGTGTAAGCGGGAGTAGGAAAACCTGTGCTCACCCGCAGAGCCCCATCTGGTGTGGCTTGGACGGGTTGGACAATGCCAGCGGTGTTGCGGGCGGCGATCTGAATTGTGGGGTTACTCATGTCGTTAATTTAATTATGGTGAAGGGTGTCAAGGGGGTGATTATTGGAACTGCGCGGAGTAGCGTCGGACCTCGCCTTTGCGCAGCCAGGCGTCGTCCATTCTTTGCTGGAGGATGCCTTCGGCTCGGGCGAACTGGTAGTTGGCCTTGTCCATCTGGCCGTCCTCCGAAAGCGTCTCGGCGAGCGCGTAGAATTTGAGGTAGTCGGCGAGGAAGGCAGGAATGCGGTGGCGTAGCCAATACTCCTCATTCGTCGGGAGATTGCCGGTCGTGTCAGCGATAGCCTCGTAGCAGTCGCCGGTGGTGTTGTAATAAACGAGATCGCCCGCTGCGTAGGCGGTGGAGGCGTTGAAAGCGGTCGAAGTGAACTTCGGCTGAGGCAGCGAGAACTCCACCCAGACCGGCTCGCCCGCCGTGTAGCTGGTATCGGTGATAAGGATGCGGTTGTCGGTGACGACATGGCAAAAGGTCTTCGTGAGTGGCTGCGAGCCGCATTCGTGAGGATTGCGGTCGTAGATTTTCAGCACCGTTCCGATAGGCTTCAGGCCTTGCGCAACAAGCGGAATGTAGGGGAACTCATCCTCGGCGGCTTCATTCGCGCTGGTCTCAATGTAGGTCGCGGTCGTGCGGTCGTCCCACGCGACATTCACGGCGGTGTCGATATTCAGAAGATCGCCCGCTGCGGTCGTGGTGACGCGCTTGATTCGCCACACGGGGTCCGAAAAATCCGAGTCTTGGAGCGCCCGGCCAATGTAAGAGGTCGTGCCGACATAATCGGATTCGTAGGTAAAAATGCCCGGCGCATAGCCATCGCCCACCGGCGTGCGGGCCTCGGTCAAATAAACCTCGGGCCAATCGAAAAATGTCCAAGCGGTCGCGGCAGCGGTGGTCAAATACTCCGCCAGCGCCGTAGCCTGCGAGGCCATGAGCGGTTGCGCGGGGTCGATGCCCATGCGGGAGATCACGCCATCGCGGACGGTGCGGTAGGGAGTGGCCTTCATTGTGCTCCTCCTTGCATTTCTTCGGCGACTTTCTGGAGACCAGGCTGGGCGCCGACGCGGCCGATTTGCGCGTTTTGTTGTTGTTGGACTTGGAAGGCGAAGGATTCCATGCGGGCGTTGAGCATGGCGGCGAAGATTTGATCCTGCTGGAGGCGCTGCTGGATGGCGGGGTTGCTCTGGATGATGTTTTGCAGGGTTTGCAGGCGGAGCTGGAAGTTTTGGCCTTCGCTCTTAAGAGGTGGCTCGGTGCCGGCGGCGATTTTCGTATATTGGACTTGCTCGTCGTCGATCTCTTGCTGGCTGGCAGCCTCGGCGTCGCGGATGAGGAGCTCGGAGAGATTGGGGTCGATGGAGCCGAAGAGGAATTTGACGAGACCGGCGCGGTCGATGACGCCTTGCGTGTCGAGGGGGATGAGCTGGGTGAGCCCTTGCAGCTTGATCTTGAGGGCCTCGGAGTCGAGCGTGCGGGCGTCGAAGTCGAGGCGGAGGTCGTATTTGCCTTGGATATCCTGGCGGCTGGCGCGGAAGGGGGTGGGCAGGCCGCCGGCGACGCGGACGAATTGGATATCGTCGAGGTATTGCTGACAGAGTTGGAAGGTCTGGCCGAGGATGAGGGCCATGTCGGCGAGCCAGGTATCGACCAGATCCTGCTGGGCGAGGAGAGCACGCTGCGGGGCCATGTCGGCGCGGGGAATGCCGAAATATTCATCCACATCGCGGCGGGTGGCGGCTTCGATTTCGATGGTGCCCATGTCATTCACAGGCGGGGCCATCCATTGGAATTCGCCGGGGCGACGCTCTGGGAGCATCTTGGCAGGGCCGAGCACGATTTCCATTTTTCCTCTCGAAGCCGGGATTTTGAGGGGAGGGAGGATGGTCAGTGAGGCGCGGTCGCTGCGATAGTCGCGTTGCACCTTGATCTCGCTTTGCTGGCTGGCGACGAGCTCGGGCACGCCTCGGGCCTCGATGAGGGGGCGGCTGGTGCGCTCGAGGGGTAGCTCGATGAAGGGATACTGACCGTGCTCGTAGCCCATGGCTTCGGACTTGGCTACACGGTCCACGACGCTGGGCTGGATGTGGGTGCAGATGACCTCCATGGCGCCGATCTTTTCGTTCCACTTTTTCTGGTAGACGCGCCAGACTTCAATCATATCGCGGTCGTCGGAGAGCAGGAATGTGTCGGTGATGCGATACATGTTCCGGCCGGTGCGGCGGGAGATGCCTTTGTGTTTGATGGCCTCCTCGATCCAGCGGGGGTCGTAGTCCTCGGTGACTTCGCGCTCGCGGAGCTCGTCTTCGCGGAGGAGTTCGCGGCAGGCGATGAAGGGTGCCCGCTGGAGGTCGTAGGTGGAGGGCGGGAAGATGATGTCCTCCCACGGCTCGTAGGCTTGCCAATCGGGGAGGTTCTCGAAGATGTAGGGGGAGTCGTATTCAAACGCGCCGGTCTCGCGGAGCTTGCGGACATTGGCTGCGGTGCCTTGGCCTGGGAGCAGGAGATCCATCTCGCGGGCGACGGCTTCTTCCTGCGTGGGGTCGAGGATGGCCTCAATCATCATGGCGATCTGAGGGTCGCCGGTCTCCATGTATTGCATCTGGAGAGACTCGAGCGTGAAGGTGAGTTTTTCGTTGCGAGTAGTGCGGCGCCAGAAGACGCCCATGACGGCGAGGCCGTAGGTCTCGCGGATGTTTGCGGCGAGTTCCACCTCGCGCTTGGTCATGGCTGCGCAGTGGGAATTGAGGATCCACTGGATGACGGTCTCGACTTTGCGGCCGGCTTGGATGTCGGTCGTCTCGGTCGGCATGACGGCGAGACGGGCGCGGGTGAAGGAGTTTTTGAGAAGACGGACGCGCTCGTTGATGAGCATGTCGGAAAGGCGGATGCGCGAATCACTCGCCCCATCCCATGGGAATGCGTTTTTGCCGAGGTTCGACGAGTATTTTCGGCCGGTGTCGTCTTGTCCTGGCCAGAGGCAGAAGCGCTGGTTGTAGTTGAGATTCTTGCGCGACCAGTAGTTGGCGGCGTCCGTCTCCGCTTCTTCGACGAGGCCGATGATTTCTGAGATGTCCGAGGATTTCATTGGACGACGATGGTCGGCTTGGCGGTGGTGGTGACGACGGTGTGGGGGTTGGCTTTTTTGAATTCCTCGCGGAA